CTAATTGGAGAGAGAGCAAATGCCGAGTCCATCAGAGATACAATCAATGCTTCCACTATTTTTTCAACTCCTCTTCTTCGCAGTAGCTGGAGCATTGATTGTAGGCGTATTCTTTTCCATAGTTGGTTGGTTCTTCCGTAATGCAATACTCATTATGATTATTGTAGCACTGATATTCGCAATCAACTATGGCTATATTGATTTAACTAAATTATTTGGAGCAGTACAAAATGACAATGCATCTATTACCAGTTTACTACAACAATAATAGTACAAAAAAGAAAAAGCCTTTTCGTAAACCAGGTTGGGCTAAAGCTCAAGCAGAACATGATAAATGGTTGATGGATCGTGGCGTACATCCTAGTCAACTTAAAAATAAATCTAAGAATTCAGGAATCAAAGCTCCTAATTACAAAGAGCTTTCACGTTCTCTACCAACAAGTGACTACACCGGTCCGGTTGTTGGTAAGTCTAAGAAAAATACTTACACTGGTACCTTCATCACTGGTATTGCTACTATGCATAAATCAAACATGGTACCTGTAAGTAAAAATGCAGATGCTAAAGAGTACGCAACTATGAGGAGAAATTAATTTATAAATTATGCATTTTTTCCTTTACATTTGCGTAAAACTGTGGTAGAATATAACTATAATAAAAAATTGGGAGTTTATATTATGTTTAATTATGATAAAATCATCAAACAATTAGAGTTAATGGATAATGGCGAAAGGCTAAGATTCTGCGAACTATTATGTGAAAAGAATGATATGCTAGCTTTTGCTATATCAAATTCTATTGAAGTCACCATGATGGATAAAGTCTTTCTTGAAAATGAAAAGAAAGTTCAAAAGGCTATAGCTTAATGAAAAACCCTATAGCTAAATATCTAATGTGCTCTTATGCTTATTATAAGCTTGATAAAAATTTAATAACTGATCAAGAGTTTGATCAGTTAGGTAAAGATATTCTCGCTAACTATGATAATATAGAACATATGCATAAACACTTAGTTACTAAAGAAATGTTAGATGCTGGTACATACTTAGGCGAATACCCTAATATGGTCATAAGCGCTACACACGATTACATTAACAAACACAACATATAAATGGGAGTTTAATATGGGACTACAAGCATTAAAAGGTAAAAAACTAAAAAAGAAAACAGTAAGAGCTAGAGCAAGAACTGGACTTGCTGGTGTACCAATTGATAAAGGTTTTAATGCAGTAAAAGATTATTTTCATCTTCAAGTTGATAGAAAAGACTGTGTAAGTCAAGTCAAAACTTGGGTTAAGAAAAACTTTCCTGATGCATCTAAGTATATCTTAGCAAATCCGGAATATAAATTTACAATGACTCATCATGCCGCTACAGCTTTTTGGTATAATAATGACTTACATAAAAACAATGATGCAGATAATAATACTGCTAAAGATTTCTTAAATCATTTATTTGATAGAATGATTCCTTTAATTGATGAAGGTAAAATTTTATATAAAGAAAAACAAGAAGAAAGAAAAGCTCAAAGCAATGTAATTATGCTATCACCGCAAGAAAAATTAACACGTAAAATTAATAATACTATTATGCAAGAATTACTTGAACTAGAAGACAAGTGGATCGATGGTGAAGATGCCACAATTAACATATACGATAGGTTCAAGTTCCACGGCTTAACAAACACTGCCATAAGTCATGTTAAGCCAATGATTGAGGGCTGGCTTCTTGATTATGAAGACGCATATTATAAGAGATGCGATCAAGCTGTCGAAGGTTACTCCCACCTTAAACGGTCAGTCCTCAATCAAAGAATTAAAATATGTACTGCAATGCTGGAAGATCTTGAAAGAATCAGATCTGCTACTAAAGCTTCAAGAAATGTTAAAATCAAAAGACCAACATCTATTGATAAGCAGGTTGCTAAAGTGCAGTACAAGAAAGAAGATAACGATTTTAAAATTGTATCAATCAATCCAATTCAAATACCATTAAAAACTCGGTTATATGCATTCAATACTAAAAGTAAAATGATTATTGAGTATGTTACTGAAAGTGTTAATGGATTTGAAATATCAGGTTCAACCATTAAGAATTTTTCAAAGGTTTCAAGTAGAACAGTGTGCTTACGTAAACCACTTGATTTCTTACCGATTGTTTTACAGAAAACACCAAAGCAAATTAATGATGCTTGGCAAACTCTTAAAACAAAAACAAAAGTACCTAATGGACGAATCAATAAAGATACAATATTATTAAGGGTTTTAGACAAATGAAAATAGAAGAACAATTTTTAACAAAGTCTAAATTCACTAAGCTTATCGAAAGTACCGTAGCAGATCTCAAGATTCCATATATGGATGCAATACTGAAGGTCTGTGAAACTAATGATATAGAAGTCGAAGACATTCGAAAGTTCATATCACCAGTTATAAAAGATAAGCTTGAAGCCGAAGCGATGGAACTCAATTTCTTACCAAAGAAAAATGCTATTGATTCATCGTTTTTTAACTAGTATATATAGTATTATACTTCAGTCAATATTTCAGTAATAAGGAGACAATACAATGTCATTTGAAACACTAAAACGCAATCGCGGTTCTAATATCAGTAAAATCATTAAAGCAGCAGAAGCCACTAATACTGGTGAAACTAAATCATACGTTGATGATAGAATATGGAAACCAACAGTTGATAAAGCAGGTAATGGTTATGCTGTGATCAGATTTCTTCCTGGTACAGAAGATAATCTTCCATTCGTAAGATATTGGGATCATGGTTTTAAAGGCCCTACTGGTCAATGGTATATTGAAAATTCACTTACTTCAATAGGTCAACCTGATCCAGTTGGTGAACTTAACTCTAGACTTTGGAACTCAGGTATTGAGTCCGATAAGGATAGAGCAAGAACTCAAAAGAGAAGATTGCATTACGTAACTAACATCTATGTAGTTAGCGATCCATCTGCACCTCAAAATGAAGGCAAGGTATTCTTATATAAGTTTGGTAAGAAAATCTTTGATAAGATTTATGATCTTATGAATCCTGCATTTGCCGATGAAACACCAATTGACCCATTTGATTTTTGGGAAGGTGCTGATTTTAAACTTAAGATCAGAAATGTTGAAGGTTATAGAAACTATGATAAATCAGAATTCTCTTCTGCAGCTCCGTTATTAAATGCGGATGAAGCTAAGCTGGAAGAAGTTTATAGCAAGTTGCATGATCTATCAGAATTTACTAATCCTAAAAACTATAAATCATATGATGAACTTAAGACAAAACTTATGAGAGTGTTAGGTGAACAAGCCGCTGCTGGTGCCTATACGGTACAAGAAGAAATTAAGTTAAATAATCCTGAGCCGGCCGTTGAGCCAGTTACTGCTGAAGATATGAGTAGTGATGATGAGGATACTTTATCTTATTTCTCTAAACTTGCAAAGCAAGATTAACCAACATTCCATCCAAGCATCTGGTCTTGCAGGTCTACTGCAGGACCAGACGATATTAGAGCATTTGTTGTATTACGGTTGTTTATTGTTTGATTAGAGTCATTTGATATTACCACATTACTTTTAGAAGAGCTACTATTATTAGTTGTATTAGAAGGTACTGTTGATTTTCCAGTTTCAGGTGGATTTATGTTAGATTTTTGAAGTTGACTGGAAGGTTCTATTGTATTAGTTTTGCCTAATATCATATTTACTTTGTTCATCTGCTTAACTAAATCATCTACCTTTAAGTCTGGAGATAAAAACCCTTTTCCAAAATCGACTTCTGGTATTCCATCAAAAAATCCGGTACCTATTTTTCCACCATTAGCCATTTTATCAATTAAATCAAGTTGGATGCCCATTCCAGCAATCATGTCTTTAACACTTTTTTCAAATCCTTCAAGACTTACTTTTCCTAAATCATTTAAGTTACCCATAAATTTCTTTAATGCGGCACTGAGCTTATCTAAATTATCAGCAACTGATACATCAATAGTTTTAAGAGGTTCCATAGCATCAACCATGCTTTGAATCATGTTTGCTCTTGTGGTTTTTTGATCTTTTAAATCTGTTCCAAATAAGAAGTTGACAATTTTTTTAGCGCCATCAATTAGACCATCAACTAATTGAACTCCGCCTGTGCCTACCATTGCTGATAATAAAGCAGGTCCAATTCCAGCGATTGCAGTTATTTTACTCAATAAACCTTCAGCATTTATTTTATTTAATTCTGATAATCCTCCAGCTATATTGGTAACTAAAGTTTTAAATGCACTACCGTCTACACCTAATACAGCACCTAGCTTAGAAAATCCAGCTAAAGATGTGATAAAGGCTCCAATTCCAACACCTATTGCTCCAATTCCTAGTGCTGCTGCTTGAGCTCCTCCAGGAAATAAAGCTAATAATGCACCTGACCCCATAGCGGCGCCTAGTGCTGCAAATTCTTTAGATCCAAATGCGCTAAGACCACCTGCAATATTTGTTAATAATTTCTTTAAGTTTTCCCCTTGGTCACCACCCATCATAGACATTAAAGCATCTGCTCCAGCCAATGCAGTAAAAAAACCGGCCATGCCTACACCTACGGCAACTAAACCTTTTGCAGTA